TCGACCACTATAAAGCGGGTGACATGACCAAGCTTTGTCCTAGTTCATGGACAGACTCTAGCACCACACCTTCCACTATCAATGTCGGCACGTTCTGCGACCCAACACAGACTATCGCTAGTCAGGTGGCAGACGCTGGTACTATGGAGATTTCTGGTTACGTAGACGTCAATTCGGCTGATTACGTCGCTCTTTATGATGCGTATGAATTAGCAGATCAGCGTTACCTCAAGATCGATCTTGGCAACGACGGCACAAACAACCAAGGGTATCTGGTTGCGCCTGTAGTCGCGCTGAGCATGAATTGGGACATCCCTTTAGAAGGAGCTGTTGCTTATACCCTGACATTCGTTAAGAATTCAGCCACCAAGCATCGCTTTTAATTAGCACTAACGGTCATGACGGAGGCCATATATGTTACGCAGAAAAGAAGTAGAAATTGCGGGTGAGATGTACGAGTTCCGGGAGCCAACCATTGAGGCCATGCTCCCGGTTCTTCAAAAGATGGGTGTAGCAGAGCTGAGAATGGAAGCACAGCTCGACCTACTAGCGGTTACGGTATTTCAAAACGGTGAACCGTTAGGAGAGGCTGTCAAGCATAAAGGCTGGTCTCTATTCGCGTCTTTAGTACCCCATTCTCTCGATGTGTGCGGTATGACTGCAGAAGAAGACGATGAATCAGCATGAGCAGAATCTGTATGCTTTAGCTGAACGACTGAGTATGGGTGTGTGGCAATTAAAGAGCATGCCCGTTTCAGAGTACTTCGGATGGATGCGCTACATCGACCTTCGAGCAAAGGAGGCGGAGAAGGAGAGCCAAGCGGCTAGTGGTAATCTCCTAGCGATGGACACTTCCCAGATCGTACAACGAGTTACTGGGGGATAGGTGGGTTTAGAGCTACAAAACGTCGACTTCTTGCTAAAGCAGATTGCCGCATTCGGCCCTACCGTGGGTGAGAAGGCGTCAGACGCTGGTATCCGTTCCACGGCTAGAGTCGTCCTTCGAGACATGAAGAAGGCATCTCCTCCGGGCGGCACTGGGCAGTTACGGCGCGGTCTAAAAATGCGCTACTCCAAGAAAATGAAGGCGGCTTTTATCGGATTGAGAACAGCCACAGGAGATAAACAGCCCCGTTTCTATTACAAGACCCTGGAGTTCGGAACCAAGCTGGGACCGGCTCGCAATCCGTTCATGGAAAAAACCTATGAGCGCAATGCGCAGAAGTACTCGCAGATGGTGATAGACAAGACTATCGAGTCTCTGTACAGTGAAGCGTTGAAGGTCTATAAGCGTACCACACTTCAGAACAGCCGAACTAAGAGGCGATAAGATGGCTTCATTAGCTGAACTTCAGGTACAACTAGAACTCCAAACGGCGGCGTTCGAAAAAGGCATTAAACAGGTAGACGGCCAGTTGCGCCGAATGGAAAGCCGCACCCGGAAGACTGGCAAAGCTTTCGATCGATTCGACAAAGTACTGAAGCGAGTGGGCATTAACCTTGCCGCGCTGGCTGGTGCGTTGTCTGTGGGCGCTCTAACGAACGCGGCTAAAAATGCGATCGACTACGCCGACTCGATGGCCAAAGTCGCTGATAAAGTAGGCGTCACTGTAGAGGAGTTACAAGGGTTAAGATTCGCGGCTGACCAAGCGGGCGTCGCGTCTAAAACCCTTGACATGGCCTTACAGCGATTCGCTAGAAGAATGGGCGAGGCGGCTAAAGGCACAGGTGAGCTTTACAAGACAGCCACAGCTCTAGGTATCGAATTTAAAAACGCAGACGGTTCATTCCAGTCGACGACTCAGCTGTTGTTCCAGTATGCCGACGCGATTGGCGAGGCTACTACTCAGCAAGAAGCGTTGAGGCTGACGTTTAAGGCGTTCGACTCTGAAGGTGCGGCTTTGGTAACTCTGTTCCAGAATGGAGCGGAGGGGCTAAGAGAGTACTTAGCAGTAGTAGACGAGTTTAACCTAGCGATTAGTGAAGACACAGCCCGGTCAGCAGAACAGATCAACAATCGGATAGGCGTTCTGGATCGGCAGTTTAAGACGTTCACTACTGAGACATTGGTAGCCGCATCTGAAGCAGTGCTCGAGTTCTTCGGCATATTCAGTGACGAAAGCCGAGCGAGAGCTGAATTAGAACGGCTGGAAGCACAGCTCGCAAAAGTGCAGGCTATAATAGCGGACCCAGACACTAACGACGGATTCCGCAAGAAGTTGGTAGAACAGGCGGTCCCTGATCTAGAGAGACAGATAGCGAGCCTCAACGACGAGCTAAGGATACTAGAGGCTATCGACGTCGAGAATTCAATGGCCTCAGTCACAACTGCGACTGAAGAAGCTACTAAGAAGTTCGGCAAGTTAAAAGAAGAGATAGCACTCTTTGAAGATCCTTTAAAAATTTACAAAGATCAGATCGATTTAGTCACCGAAGCCGTGGTAGCTGGTGCTATCAGCTACGAGCAAGGTGCGGCGGCGATTGCCAGGATTGCTGAAGAAGCCTACTACGCTACTGAGCCATTGGGCATTTTCGAGAAGCAAGTATCGGATCTGATGGAGGAATTCCAAGCGTTTGATGGGGATAGACTGGCGGCGCTTTATGCCGCACTCAAGCGTTTTGAAGATCTAGGTGACACTGCTTCTGCGGACAATGTGTGGGACGCGATCGTTAGTGAAGAAGGGTTCAACGACGCTGAAGAAAAATTCAAGACTATAGGCACTGTCGGTGAGGAGTCTCTCAAGAAGATTGCCGACGCGATGGACGGCTTCGCTCGTGACTTTACTAATGAATTGGTCGACGGTCTAGCCGAGGGCGAATTGGCCTTTGACGACTTCGCCAAATCTGTACTAAAGACTATCGCCAAGATCGTGCTTAATGAGATATTCACGCAGTTCTTTACTGCAATCTCTGGCAGTCTATTTGGAGCCAACACTGCGTCGGTCGACCCCACCAGTTTATCTCTGCCTTCCCCGGAGCCTAACGCGTCTGTTGAGCGTGCAGGCTCTATGACTCCTTCTATGATAGTGGGTCGGGCGTCATTAGCCGGGAGCGACACGAAGCCCAAAGTGGTAGTGAACGTCAACAACTATGGCGATGACGAGGTCACTGTGACCGAGAGACAGGACAGCAACGGTGGTCTAGAGATCGACGTCTTGATTAAAAACACGGTCAAGGCCGGGTTCGCGGCGGGTGACTTCGATAAAGTTATGAGTTCCTCTTATGGAGCTAGGAGGTTAGCCTACTAATGTCTTATGACGGACCAACCACAACGCCTCCTGCCGGGTTAGACGGCTGTTGGGCTACGTGGCAGGAATCGCAAGCTGACAATGTCGTGCGTAATACGATGGACAAGGGCAACGTCCGTACACGTCGTCGTTTTACCGGGATAAACCGAACGGTGGCCGTGTCAGTCAAGCTTACTGCCGACAAATACATACCATTTAGAGACTGGTTTAATCGTGACCAAGGTCAGGGTACTATACCCACTTATTGCCAGACTCCATATGGCACTAGTGAGCTGTTCTTGTGGACGACGCCGCCTACCATCAATTGGATCGACGCTGAGCATTTCGAGGCTTCGGTTCAAATGTATCAGGGGTCCAACTGGTGACAACGGTAGAATTCGAGAATACGCTACACGCGGACCACGACGACCACGCGATATTCTTCTTGATGAATATCACCAGTCCTCAACTGGACCAGCCCTTGTATCTCGTAAACAACAATGAAGCTATAATATCTAGGGGTGTGGTGTACGAGCCTTTCCCATTCGATGTCGTATTGCCGCCTGACGACGGGAGCAAGCCACAAGCTCTTAAGCTTAACACTTTTAACCTGTCGCCTGAATTTATGGATCTAGTGCGGCAGACTCAAGAGCCACCACTCGTCAAATTCGAGATTGTAAGCACTAGAGATCTTAATGTTGTAGAAAAATCGATCGACTTTATGCAAGTAGGCGCGGCGGAGTACGACGCGCTGTCGGTCTCGTTCACTCTAGCCAGTTCCAATTTTGGAGCACGGAAGACTCTGCAAGCTATGTATTCGCAGGTTGAGTTTCCCGGTCTATTCTTCGCGCTTCAATGAGTGGCTACGTTGGCATTCCGTATCTCAACCGTGGCAGGGACCGCGACGGGCTAGACTGTTGGGGTCTGGTGCAGTTGTGGCATAAAGAACAGAAGAATGTTGAAGTTCCCGATTACCTGTGGGCGTACACCAGCGCTGAAGACCACGGTTCGGTAGCGGACGCGATTAACAAACACAAGACCCAGTGGTTAAAAGTAGACGAGCCTGAATACGGCGACGTTCTAGTGTTTAACATTCTAGGTCAGCCAATTCATGTGGGGATTAAGCTCGAGGGCGACGACTTCCTGCACGCATTTCAAGGCACGCAGAGCTGTTTAGAACGGCTGAATTCGGTGTCATGGGCGCGGCGACTACGAGAGGTTTATCGATGGGCGAACTAATACCACGCCAGCCCGAAGTAGAATCTATGAGGTTCGAGATTGCCCCAGGATTGAAGGTGGTAGAGATCCTTGATCGTGCCAACTGTAAGCCGGTGATGTGGACTTATCTGCTGATCAAGGTTAATGGTGCTACGCTGGAACAGGATCAGTGGCACAACTTCGAACCGTTAGAAAACGACATAGTCAGCATATACGTTAGGCCAGCCGGTGGCGACGGCGGGAAAGAGATCTTCCGTCTTATTGCCACCATCGCCATTGCTGTGGCGGCTGTCGTATTTGCGCCCGCTATCGCTGGTGCAGTACTGGGTACGACTGTGGCGGCAGGGTCTACTGCGGCATTGGTGACTACTGCGATTCTTACGACTGTAGGGACTTTGATCTTAAACGCGGTCATCCCTCCGCCATCGGTTAACCTGCCCAACAGCAACTACGACGCGGGCGAGTCCTACTTTATCAACAGTCAGTCCAACCAAGCGCGTCCGTACCAAGTGGTCCCTGTGGTGTACGGCAGAATGAAAATGGCGGGCAACCTAGCTAGCCAACCGGAGATCTTCTCAGCGGGAGATTCCTCCGTCTTTACAACACTCATCGACTGGGGCCTAGGCCCTAGCCGTGTTACGGACATTCGTGCTGGCGATACTCAGATTGCGTATTTTAACGGTACTATCGTCGCCCACGAGAACGTTCCTGACTACGCTAACCCGGACGTCCCGTCTGCAGGTCTCGCCCCGGTTCCGCTCCAACTGTTGCAGTACCCGCTAAACTCCCAAGAGCTTAGTGTAGGGTTGAACCAAGACGGCGATCTTGGCGTAGCTACGACAGTGCCTACTGCGTATTCAGCAGTGGTAGAGTTGACGTTCCCTCAGGGCATCGCGTTCTATGACAAGAACGGCAATCTCCAAACGCTGGGTGTCACCTTCGAGGGTCAGTACCGCAAGGTGGGCGACCCGGAGTGGCTAAACTGGCCCAATTCTACCGAGGGTTACGCGGGCGACGACCATATTTGGTTCGGCCAAGGCTCAGTGAACCCCGGTGGCCCGAATCCAGAAGGCAACCCATCGATCACCATTCAAGTCCCGACTAACGTTCGATCGGGCGAGCAATTCACCTTCTCACTATCGTTCGACAAAGTCGTGTATCAGGTCGACATTACCGATTTTAGGTTCATCCGGGCCAGCAACACTACCGACGTTACCAACCAATTTACGTTTATAAGTGAGAACGAGATTACGCCTAACAGGCTGTGGCAGTTTACCTTCCGAGCGCCCACGGTGGCCGACGGGGAAAGCATCCAGTTCATGGTGGCTACTAACCTGCAGAACTACGTAGACGCGCCCCCGCCTAACGGGGTGGCCTTCCCGGATACCGCTTATGTATCGCCTAACTTCCCGGTGTCAGGTGCTGACATAACAGTAGATCCCGATACTGGCAATCCGGGAGAGGACGACCCAAACTTATATGACCGCACGCCCGGCAATGAGACGTACGTTCAGGTTAACGGTATTTCTACATTTGGTTACGTTCCGGGCGACTCCTCGACTTGGAACATCTTAGGGTTCACAGTTTGGGTCGACGGCGCGACTATCCCTAGCGACACCGCAAACTTCAGGAACTACGCAGGCACATACCAAACATATAGCCAATCGCCCGTTTTCAGCGGCTTTGCGGTAACCGAGTGGTGGACACTCAAAAATGCGGACGGTTCACCGGGTCGATCTTCTGGCGCGCGTTTTATGCCTCGCTACGCTGGGTTCCCGAACATCAACTGGCCCGGTATCAACCCTGAATACTTCGGCGCGCGGTTTAGCTTGTACGGCGACGAGACCAAGCCAGCTAAGGCTTCGATTGTGATCCAGTTCGCTGAACAGGGCGAATATGAGATTAAGGTACAGAGAATCGGAGACACCGAGAACAGCGACGACAAGAACCAGTACTTCAATGCGGCGTATTGGTCGCGTATCGCGTCGCGGGGTTACCCATTTACCGACATTGAAGACGGACGTCGATCTGTACTCAACCTGAAGCGAAAGCACACCATGAGTGAGATTCGCCTCGAGGCTTCGGAGAATGTACAAGGCAACCTGAATCAGATAACCGGGACCGTGACGTCAAAGCTCCGGGGTCACAACGGTAGCGGGTGGACAGACCCTACAGACAGCCGCAACCCGGCGTGGGTGGTGGCGGATATCTTGACCGGGCATAGGGCGCAACAAATTCGTTATCCTTATGACTCGCAAGATTGCCCCGGTTACGTGAGAGAAGATCAGTTAGACCTGCAGTCGTTCCGACAGTTCTCGCAAGTGTGTCGAGAGAAGGTCGAATACGAGTTCAAGGGCGAGACGTTAGAGCGGTTCCGGTACACCACAGATATCGTATTGGCGGCACAGTCTCCGGTCATCGAAACAGTACAGAATATTCTAGCGATGTGTCGCGCCCAGCTTATTATGGGGCAGAATGGACTCATTCAGATAATGCAGGACATCGATCGCGGATCGCAAGTCCGACAGTTGTTCACCCCTGCAAACTCGTGGGGATTCAAGGGAGAGCGCATCTTCCCCAACATTCCGCACGGACTGAACGTGGAATTTGTATCGCCAGAGTTGGGGTATCAGAAGGGCGAAGTTACAGTGTATCGCCCCGGTTATGACGCTAACACAGCGACGATATTTGAAGATCTGAAGACATTCGGTTGTACTAACTGGCACTTTGCCGCTCAATACGGAATGTACAATCTTGGTCAGATGGTACTGCGCCAAGAAACGTTTACCCTTAACGTCGCGGCTGAGTCTCTGGTCGTTCAGCGAGGCGACGTGTGCGAGGTGGCGTTAGATCAAGCCGCATTAGGTGGTGGGTCGCATCTCATTGTAGATCAGATGTCAGCCAACACTATAGTCATTAGTGAGGAGCCGAACGACTACCCCAACCCATGCTATACGATCAAGTGTGACGACGGTGTATTCCAAGGTGTGGTCAGGTCTATAGTTGGTCGCACCATTCAACTGGACCGGGATTTTGCCAGTCCTCTTGCTGGGCGCGGATTTATCGTCATAGGTGAGCAGAACTACGTTACCAAAAAGTACATCGTGAACGCAATCCGTCCATTGCCAGATTTCTCTGCGGAGCTTAGTCTAGTACCATACGATGAGCGCGTGTATAGGACTGATGACGGTGACTTCCCAGAGTGGACACCCGGCGGCGACGGTGACCCCCAGAACCCGAACAACGGCGGCAACGCAAGGACAGTAGACCTAGAAGGCTACTCCTATTTGGAGTACATCAATCGACAACCTATATCGGTGTCGGTCTTGACTTGGGATCTACTCACAGCAGACGCGCAACTGTCAGCTTGGAAGATTACATGGACAGCGGCAGGACAGTCAGTCGTAATCGACGTTGCGACCTTAACGGCTGAAAAGCGAGAATTTGAGCACAAGTACCAATCTAATACCAACGAATTTGGGCCTGGAATTTACACTGTCACGCCTGTTACCCAGTTAGGCTACAATGGTCAGGGGTCAGCGGTGTTTGTTAGTCAGTCTATTGACCGCATTCCACCAGACGCGCCAGAACCCTTCGTTGTTGTGGCGGAGCCGGGTTGGACAAGATTTTATTGGAAGTCTCCAGATGCGCCCGACGTAGGCGGCTTTACGCTCTACGCTAAAAAGACCGAAGGCGACAACGTAGAATGGCGAGAGATTGGAAAAGCCGCCGTGTTTGATGAATACAAGATCTTTCCTTACAGCATGGATGCTTGGGGAGAATCTTTCGGTATCGTGTGCACAGACACGTCAGGCAACGACAGCCCGATGGCAGTGTACGATGGCCTGATTGATGGCGTACCGGGACCGGGTCTGGTAGAACCGTTCGATTGGTTCGGTCCAGAGGGTGCTCGTCTCGAATGGAAGGATCTATACGACCCATATTCGCTCATCGTCGAGTACGATCTCAAGCACGACCCGGACCCAGACTCACAGGACGTGATCGACGCACAGTTCATGGACTTTGTCAGCCCCGGAACAGAAACGTACGCCTTGCCCGCTAGTAAAGCCGAGGGTTCTTATTGGATCAGAGCTACGGACAAGTGGGGCCAAGTCGGACCGTGGAACAAAACAGGCTCTAACGAACTGGACTACAAGATCGAAGGACAACTTACTCAGTCGATATTCTACGTCGATCGATATCCCAAGTCTGACGTCGACATATCGTGGGATGCGGTTGGTAGTGAGGCCAATCTTATCACTTCGTACCGGGTAATGCTCTACCCGCGTCAGGTGAACCCTTACTACAACCGGGTTACAATACCCAAGAGAGATCCGATCACAATCTACGAAGGAACCGACACTAGTGTTAGTTCGACTGTAGACCACTTCCCGCAGGGCGACTTGTATCACCAAGGTCAGATTGTGATAGACGGTCTGGTAGACGGTGTTGTGATGGGGTCTGGACGCGCGATTATAGAATGGGAGCTTATATATGACACGGAAGGCCCTCCCGCGCCCGAGGACTTTATTCTGACTATTAACCCGGTAGATCAGGAGGAGGTCACTGCGACGTGGCTCCCGTCAAACGCCCCGGACGTCGAAGACTATGAGATCCGCTACAATTCCAGGACTGGCGGAGATTGGGAAGACTCTCAGGTGGTGGGCCGCACAGCTTGGAACGTATACGAGTTCACCGGCCCCTATCGCCCCGGCAAGTACATGATAAGGGCAACCGACACCAGTGGCAATGTCGGCCAGATGGCGCAATTCCTGCTCAACCCCGGCGGCATAGACCCGAACGAAGGATGGGAGCTGTTGCAGGTGATACAGGGCCATCCGTTGTGGCTGGGTACATTAGAGAATCTGTTCAGGCGAGAGAATTCGCAGACCATATTCCTAGACCCCAATACACCGGTGGAGAATGGCGTTCAGGAAGCGTTCTTCTACTACGAAGAGACTAGCTTCATACCGACGCTGGGCGAGACACGCATTGTGAGCGAGGATCTCGTCGCGTTTGAAGAGGACAACGGCGAGTCTTGGGAGTTCATGTCTGATTGGCCGCTAGTGAGTGATGTAGTGACTCTTGCTGACCCCGGCGGCACTGGAGCTGAGGGTAACGTAGACCTCTACCACGAAGTCCAGTTGCCCGGAAGCGACGTATGGCAGGAGTTCACGTCCTCCGAATTCCCGATTACGGGCGAATTGAAGTACCGAATTAGACTGATCAACAGAGAACCCGACGCGGACGCGGGCATTCGTAAATCTAGAATTCTGATATACGCACAAAAGGAAGAGACCCCATGAATAAAGACGAAAGAATGGTGAGGCCAGCGAATTGGCCGATCGACGCTTTTACCGAGTCGGGCATCGATTTAGCACAGCACCTAAACGAGATGGTAGACGCTCTTGACTCGACTAACTTCACAAACAGTGAGACGCGGCCTGATTACCTGACTGCAGGCGGACTTTGGACACAACAGGTCCAAGGTGGCAAGGTGTCTCTCTATATGTACACCGGGTCAGCAGACATTCTAATCGGTGACACGGACGGAATCGGTCCTGATCAGATTAACATGACAGAGATCCTTGAATTCCTAGAGCAGAATTTAGACTTTGGCGTCGTGACCTTTAACGAACGCGATGGCGCGGTTATGCCAGCAGAAGGTGACTACACAATCGATCTTATGGGCGACGTCGGTCTCTCTGCGCTAGTTAAAGACGACTACCTCCAGTGGAACGGCACAAGCTGGGAGAACAACCCGCCGAAGCTGATCGAGACCGAGCTTAACTTTATGGGCGGGTACGACTTGACCACCGCGCCCCCGGCCAGCCCTGCACACGGCGACATGTACATTAACAACAACGCAGGCACAGCGGCCAGTGGCTGGGCAGGCATTAATGGTCAGTACATTAATGTTGGTAACGCGGTGGGCTACTCCAAGAACCACAACGCAAACGGCGACCAAGTCCCTGAAGGCACTGGCGGAGCTTGGTTCCTACTAGGTGCGGTGTTCACCGGGGGTATCACTAGTATCGGCGCAGGGTCGGGTATCTCTGTTAACCCCGCCACTCCAACAGCGCCAGTAGTGTCTATAAACAGGACAACTACCGACGCTTGGTATCAGGAGAAAGGGAATTACGAGCCAGCGTTCAGCAAGAACAGTGCGTTTAACAAGAACTTCGGCACAACGTCGGGTACGGTAGCTCAAGGAAACCACACCCACAGTGAGTACGCATTGAGCGGGCACAATCACAGCGGGGTATACTCACCTGTCGGCCACACTCACACAGAGTACGAACCCAAGTTCGCCAAGAACAGTGCGTTCAACAAGAACTTCGGCGGTCAGTACACCGAAGTCGCGAGAGGCGACCACACTCACACCGGGTACGCGCCCAGTTCACACAACCATAGTGCGGCGAATATCACTGCCGGTACTTTTGCGTCATCGTCGGTTTACACCTTTAGGTCTGGTCTCGATCTAGGCGACCGGCTGAATGTGACGTACATCGATGCGTCGAGTGTCATCCGATCCAAGGCCGACGTGATCGCTTATTACACTTCAGATGAACGGCTGAAGGATCGCGTCCAGCCGATTGAGTGTGCGCTACAGAAGGTACTGCAACTACGCGGTGTCGAGTACGACTGGAACGACAAGCAGGATATTTATGAGGTCGGCTCGCATGACTACTCAGTTATCGCGCAGGACGTTGAGACTGTATTCCCAGAGTTAGTGCGAGAACAGGCTAACGGCTACAAGGGCGTTAAGATAGAGAAGCTTATAGCGCCTATGATAGAAGCTATGCGTGAGCTGTCCGAAGAAGTCCGAATGCTTAAAGCCGAAGTGGCCACACTGAAAGGAGAAGACTAATGGCTTTAGCCCCGAACGGAATGCTGAAGATGACCCAGATCTGGGCCGAGTTCGCCGCAGGAACTATCAGTAACTTTAACCTTCGCCGAGATGGATCGACCAATGCCGATTGGTGTCCGAAGAATACAAGCTTGGGGCGCGGCCACAACAACTGTGCGATCAGTCATTACTGGGGCGCATCGTCTACGAGTTGCATCGTCGGATCGGGCGGCAACAGCGTCGTCACCGAAGGTGTATGGAAGATCCACAAGATCACAAACAGCAACGCTTCGACTCGTTTCACCGTTACGTCTATCGCTTCTGGCGGCATGGATAACAATCTTTATCGTATGATAACGGCTGGCGGCGGCGGCGGTGGAGGAGGAGGCAACGCTCACCAGCAAAATGGCGGAGCTTCGCGTTGTGGCGGAGGAGGCGGCGGAGGCCAGACGGCTCTGGCTACCTATGCCGCAGTCGCTGGCGCTGGCAATGGCGCTGTTCCCGGAAAGCCCGGAGCAGGAGGCACTTATAACAATCGAGGCGCAACCGGAGGAAGCACTATTGTCGATGCTTCTGCAACGTTTTACGGCGGGGGCGGCGGCGGAACTTACTCAAATGGCAATACCGAAACCGGCCTTGGCGGCGGAAACGGCGGAGGTGGCGCGGGCAAGTACGGCGCGAGCAATTCGTTCGCGGGCGGAACAGGCCGTCAGAAAAACGGCGGAGCTGGCAACTCAGGTGGCGGCGGCGGAGGAGGCGGGTCCGAGCAGGCTGGA